AGGAGTAACGTGAGGAGGTATCTCCCCCCGAACATGAGTAAAAACTGGCAGTTTAGGGTTCAGTATTTCTATACTATCTTTCTTGTGCAGATCACAGTAGGGAAGTATGCTAAACCCTCTAGGGTCTTCGTAGCTTTCATCAACTACAGATACAAGAGGATTTAGCTTTTGTGTAACTTCATCTAAAGAACTAAAAAATGTCTTATTCTTTTTAGTAGCTTCGTGATTGCCATCAAAAATGATAGTTTCTACGTTCACGCTAGAGATAAAATCAAAGTAGAGTTCCAGCTCGTCTAAAGTAGGAACTCTATCAAAGATATCTCCACCAATAATATGCAAGTCAACATCTTCGCAGAGTCTCTGGATCTGCTCGAAAAAGCTCTCGTATCGTGCAATAGCCCACGGTACAGGAACATTCTTTTGACCTAGTTTTAGGTGCCAATCGGCAGAAAATAGTATTTTCATCTACAAACTCTATTAGTGGTGGATTATAGTCTTTATATTTATCAAGAAACGTCAAAGTCATCGTCATCAAACTCGTCTGCATCCGATGAATCAACATTCTCTGTATCTTTGCCCATCATACGCTCAAGCAACTCTTTTTGATTCTCGGGAGTAGGTCGGGTAAAGATCTCTTCTACGTCAGGAGCGCCTTCTATGAGTGCTCGCATATCATCAGAAACAGGTCCTTGTGCTTTGGAGCACTTGATCTCTTGAAGATTATACTTGACGTTCATAGGCTGAGGGCCGGTCTTCTCCTTCTCATAGCAGATGTCCCAACCAGTTTCCAGGTCGGTGGGATCTCCCAGGTCTGCTGCGAGCTTGATAATGCGGTCCATAAGGGTTTTCTTAGGATTGAAGATTTTAAGCTCTCCGTTTTCAATGCAAAGCATAACATAGCCATACTTTGACTTGAGGTCGGGGTAATAGTGCTTAACCCAATCTTTCTCTGAATTAGACCAAGACTGGTTGTCTCGATCCCAAGAGAGGCATTCTACAGGCATAGTGCGACCTTCCGCATTAGTAACCCAGTAGATGTATCGTGGAATAATTCCACCAAAGATACGAATTCGGTTATCACCGAACTGTGGCTTATGCTCATTGAGCTTTTCACGGCTGCTGCCAGCATCTTCTTTTAGTTGTCCAAAACCTAGTGCCATATTTGTTTTCCTTTAGCTTTTGCTTTCATACAGAAATTGGATGTTGTCATCTACAATTTCCAGAAGCGGGTTATCAGTAAACCTCTCCACAGGAATTGGACATTCTAGTAGAGGTAAGTTTACATTATTAGTTAGTTTGTAGTTTGTATAGCTACGGTATGAAGCAATTCCAACATACTGTGCTATATGACGAGGGGTGTATATACGCCGATGAACAAGAAATCGTTCAGGGTACACTAAGAAGCTAGGTCCATCCCAATTGGTGTATGCAACTTGATACATGGGGTCGAACCTACTTTCTGGAACGTGCTTAAATGTTTGATACGCAATAACTTTTATTACTTTTTTCGCATTGCCATTGGCGTAACGACGAATCTTTTGCCAGTCGTATCTTACGAGCACGTATTTTTCCCAAAGTCAAGAGTATATTATACAGGGTGTCACCTAAAATGTCAAGAAATATTTTTCTACATGTCTGCAAAAGAAACACGATAATCTTGTAGCCTATAGTGAGCAAGCCTTACTCCGGCTTGCCTAGTAGCCGTTTTACCTTTTAGGTTTATATCTACAACTACAGGTTGTAGTTTGTCAGGATACTCCCTAACAACACGACCTATAAGCTGGGTTAGTAGTGGCGTGTTATTAACGGGAGTAGCTAGAATGAGGCAGGAAAGTGGATTTACACTTATCCCCTCAGCAAATATGGCTTGTGTGCCTAGTAATATATCCACTTTTCCTGCTTTTACTTTCTCTAACCTCTCTTGCCTTTCTTCCAGCGTATTTTCGCCCGTAATAATTACTGCGTGCTTTCCGATAGTAAGTTTTAGTCTTTTAAGAAAGTTCACTCTATCACTGACTAGAAGCACTTTGTGCCCCTTACTTTTGTATATGGCCGCCAGCATAGCCACAAGTTTGCCATACTCCTCGTTTGCCACAAGATCATTGACCCTAAGCGCCCAAGGAGTTCGACCATCCATGAACCTTATTGTAGATTGAATGATATCTACTCTAGGTTTCATGTAATTCTCAGCTGGAGGAACAAACTTAGTGTATCCAAAATAGTCTGGCAATAATATATGCCTGCCATCTTTTCTTTCCACTGTGCCTGATAGCCCGATTTTATATCGAGCATAGGAGGCATCAACAAGTTTATTGAAAGTATTCGCCGGAATATGATGGCACTCATCAACTATAAGTGTGCCAAACTTAGTAGCTATCTGGTCCTTTACCTTATACAAGGTTTGAACGTTTCCTACTACTATTGGCTGGTCATACTCTTTTCTGCCAGAACCTATAATTCCTGGAGTAATACCAAATACTTTCTTTATCTCCTCTTCCCACTGAGTTCTCAGAGCAATAGTATGCGTAACTATAAGAGTTTTTTGACCCAGCTTACCAGCAATAGCTAGTGCTGTAAATGTTTTGCCCCAAGAAACGGAGGCGTTAATTACAGCATTATCATCCAGCTTATCATAAACTTCCTGCTGAGAAGGCCTGAGGTCAAACCTAAACTCGGGAAAGTTTACTGGTTCCAAAACTCTTTTATCAACTATTTCATAGCCTTTAGGTATTAGATCAGTTCTTCCTACAGGTATGGAGATGACCCCAGATTTAACTCTTTTCATATTTTTTATGATAAGAGGTGGCTTATCCTCTCTGTAAGAAGGTATCTCATAGGTCAGCACCTCATCGAACTTAGATATTTCACTAGCTTCAATGTTTAGCATGATCCTATTTGATATAACTGCTTTACCCATGCTTATATTTTGCTATTAAATAATCCTTTACGAACTTACTGCGAACAATATCTTCTATGCCAAAATCTACAAAGTCAAATGCTTCCATCTTTTTAATGATATTCATAAAGTCACGTATACCATTAGATTTTAGATCTGACTGGAAGAAGTCTCCGCAAAAAATAATTCTACAGTTCCTTCCTACTCTAGTGATTAAGCTGTCAAGCTCATGAAATGTCATATTTTGACATTCATCTACTATGACTACAGTGTCTTGGAATGTTACACCTCTAACATGAGAGGTTGTAATAAACTTTACGGCATTATGCTTTTTTAGTATTCCGTAGGCATCTCCCCTATTGAAAAGCTCAGTACATATTGCTATGTATGGCTGTTCATATACTTTAGACTTTTCTTCTTCGTTTCCTGGAAGAAATCCCATCTCTCTCGTAGGGACTGCACTTCTTACTATGGTTATATCATTATATAGTTTTTTCACTATATCATCGAAGGCTATATACATTGAGATATACGTTTTGCCTGTTCCAGCACAACCATGCAAAAATAAGTTTTTCTCCGAATCAAAAACCCTTAGCTGACCCCTAGTTAGAGGTTCAATATCCATAAGTTCCAGATTGGCGGAATTTAGCTTACCATTCAGCTTTCTCTTTCCCACTAAATCATCCTTTTGTAGCTATCACATGATTCCTCAGAGAAATCATATATTTGCCAAGGCTCATTATCTATTAGCAAGACATGAGCCCACTCCTTGCCCAAGGGGGCAGATTTCAAAATAAAAGGAGAGTTATAGCCCGCAAGCCATACTCTACAATAGTGTCCTTTATACTCTTTATTTTTTATCTTCATAGGTTTTATAATAACGTACCGCTTTTTATAATAATAAAAACAGCTGCCATTACTGTCTATAAAGTTTTTGTGTCTAATTTTCATTAAAGCAACAAAGTCCTCGCACATTTTAGTCATATTATAAAGTGTATGAGGACTTTGTAGCCTTCTTTTACCTAATGTATCTCCTTTTTGATTTCTATCGTCTATAACTTTATCCAGATGAGTCAGTAAGCCATCCCTAAAGGTTAGATCCTCTGGGATGGCATATACTGGAAACACCACCTTCTTTAGTATTTGATTATACGTCAATTCTACCAGCATACTGCTTCTCAAATTTGCCAAAGGCATAATCTTGCCCTATATCAAAATCACACCCTATGGGACATCCAGGTATTGATATACCCCTATCAGCTTGAATACATTGCTGCAAATAGCTGGAATAGACTTCTACATGATCATCGTCAACGTCAGCAAGAACCGAGTCATGAACTAGGGCAAACATTTTAGCATCAATGCCCTCTCTATCTACAATTTCCTGAGTTTCTATAGCACCTATAAGGTTTACATCTGACGCAGGTGATTGGACGATAAAGTTAAGACCGGACCGTATTGCATGGGCAACAGTCCCTTTGTTATCTGACCATACATCAGGTAGCCTTCGCTTGCGCCCAAAATGAGAATAGACATAACCATCATTAGCAATGGCATCTTTATTTGTGTCGATCCACTTTTTGAGGGTGCTAAAGTTTCTGAAGTATTGGTCGATAATTTCTTGTGCTTGTCCAACATTAAGATTGCCTCCGTCTTTGTTTACCTGAGCGCTGATAGTAGGGGCTCCAGCTCCGTATATAATACCAAAGTTTACAGCTTTGGTGGCCTGCCTATAGTCAGGATATATTTTATCCACTTCTTCTACGGCACAGTCTAGGTTGAACACATCTTTAGCCACAGTAGAGTGGAAGTTAGTTCCCGCCTTGAAGATAGCTTGCAACTTCTTATCCCCGGACAATACAGCAGCAATGTATATCTCTGCCGTAGTTAAGTCCATAGCTACAATCTTACGACCCGGAGGTGCTTTGATACAGCCTTTTACAATTGCATTATCTCTAGGTATTTGTTGCATGTTCAGCTTACCACTAGAAGATAGTCTGCCAGCAACGGTTCCATGGAGATTGAAGTTAGTTCTTAGCCTGCTATCTCTATTGAGCTGTGGTATAATCTTATCAATATAAGTATTCTTTAGCTTAGTATCCTTACGGATATTTAGGATCATCTCAGGAACTTCATGTTCTTTAGCTAATATCTCTAATGCTTCTGCACTTAAAGAATGAGCACCTTTCTCAGTTTTAATGCCTGTAGGCATTAGACCTATGTAGTCAAACAACAACTTACGAAGCTGAGTAACACTATTAGCATTGAACTCCCCAAAGTCTTCATGAAAGGCTTTTACTTCTTCCATATCAAACAGCTTATCTGTCATCTCTTGTATATGGTTTGTAAGCAAGGTCTGAGAAGCAGCCAGCCTAGACCTTAGGATTACCTTTTTTGAGCGCTCTTTCGAATTTCTCAAAGATCATAAAAGTAACTGTAGCGTCTAGTGCTGCGTAGTTTTTCATAACGTCAAAGGGAATCCATTCCCACTTGAAGTCATCCTTACGAATGCCGTGCTGTCTACGATACTCTGCCATCCACTCATACATAGGCTTTTCATAGTCACCGTAATCAGTGTACTTCATGGCTAATTGCTTCAATCCATGATACCCAGGACGCTCGTCAATAACATAGTGCATAAGCATTGTATCTTCAAACCTAGGAATAGTCACATTGAGATGATACTCAAACATGGGAATGTCAAACTTAGCATTATGAAATACTGCTCTCTTCCAGTCAAACAACTCCTGTAGCTTTTCCTCTACTCTCTCGGATATTACATCAGCGTCGATATAAGCACCAGTGTCAGGAGAGCCACAGAGACTAATTCCAAGAATATGCCCGTCTCTCGGATATAGACCACTAGTCTCTGAGTCAATGCCAAAAAAGTCATAATTAGAGTCAAGAACTTGTTGAATATAATCATACGCCTCCTGCTCGTCTTGAATACCTATAAAGTCTTCGCCTATCTCTGCTTTCTTTTTGTCCCCAGAGATATATTGTTTAATGTTATACACACTAGACTGCAGGACTCTTTTAACCTCTGGCTTAAAAGTAACCATAGCCGGATTTACCAGAGGCAAGAACTTGCCATCAACTAAGGTGCCAGAGTAATCCATGACCTTGGTAGCTTTGGTATAAAACTTGAGAGGCTCAGCACCAACAAGAATAATCCAGTCATAATCATCTGGGTTCATGTCGATGTCTACATCTTTCTTTAATACTTTCTTAAGGCTTGAGTCTGACACAAGAGCATACTGGTCAAAGGGCCAAGCATTCTCAAAAACATTAACGTAATTATTTTTAGAGGGTTTAGACTCTACAATTGCTATTTTCATATACGATCCTCAAATTCATACTATATTATAGGGGCAAACGCAATTTATGTCAACCCCCATAAAGTCTTTTCCTCAAACTTTTTATTTGTTTTTTTGACAGCTCACCTGGATCTCCACTTTTCAAGCTAATGACTCTATTAGGAAACCCCTTGCAAACTTCTTGCACCTTCTCTGCTGAAGTCTGTCCAGCCTTATCCCCGTCAAATAGTATATCTATACCCATTACTCCCGATACTTTTAGTAAGTCTAATTTTTCGTGATTGAAGTTAGAAACACCAAAACAGCACACAGCATTATCTAAGCCTTTGTCATGTAAATTTAGCATATCAAATATGCCTTCTACTAAAATAATCCTTCCTTGAAAAGGCTTTGCCTGCGGAAATATAGGAGGGCTTATATTAGGAGGCCAGAATCTATACTTAATTTTTTCGGTCATAGTATAGTCTCTGCCCTGAAAGCACACTATCTTACCCCCAGAATCTGTAATAGGAAAGTTTATTCTATTTTTAAACTGAGGATCTGAGTGCTCAAAAGCCTTGAACTTTGTGTAAGTCTTTGGACTAATGCCTCTCCAGTTGCCGATATAGGGCATGTATCCTTCTGGCATCTCCAGACCAAAGTTATCAGATCTAAGTTTAGCTAAAACTCTTCTTAGGTTTTCTCGTTTAAGAGAACTCTCACTAATATCTATGTTGTAGTGTCGAAATAGGCTACCTTTATGGCCACAAGAAAAGCAGTGAAATATGCCCAGAATTTTATCCACACGCATACTAGGATTAGCGTCCTCGTGATCTGGGTTTAAGCACTTTATAAGAAAGTCTTGTCCAGAGTCCCGGTACTCAATTCCTCTTTCTGTTAATACTTGCTCTACTTCACTCATCCGTGCAGTGCTCCGTGAATATCATCTTCTTCCGGGTCATCGCCATCTTCGGGAATAATTATAGAATTTGGACCAATCTTTAAACTACTCCAGTCCATCTCTGAAGTAAACTCTGTATCGTCAGCGCCACTCCTCATTTTAGTACACTTGAACTTCATAAATGGGTGATCCCCTTTTCCAGACTCAAGAGTAAACGCTGCGTCAGGAGAATCAAGAATACCCTTTGCAAATCTTGCTTCTCCGGTTGCATCAATCTGATAGGGAGATACTACAAGAACTCCATAATCTTGCGCAAAACTTTTCAATGCTTTACTTATCTCTATCTGCTCTCCCCAATCATATTGACCCATTCTATTATTAGTGAAGCCTCTTTTTACTTGGTTTACATAGTCTACAATTACTACTTTTGGGGCCAGTGTGGGCACTTTCTTATCCAACTCTTTTCTAATATTTGCAAGAGTTAGCCCAGACTCATATATTATGTCAACTTGATTTGGCCTTAGTGGGTTATGTATAAGCTCCTGGTGTAGAAGATCAAAGTCTCTCATACCACCGAATGCAGTAGGAGATTCTTTTAGCCATTTTTCATATATTTTTTCGCCTTCCTCAAACCTGGAAGACCACCACTGAGCTACTTGT